ACCTAAGTTATTTAATTCAAAGCATTTCGGTGTACCTCAAAACAGAGAACGTGTTATTATAGTTGGATTTAAAAAGAATTTGGGTGGTGAATTATTTACATATCCAGTTGGAAGTGATTCTAATATTACAGTCAATGATATATTAGAAAAGCATGATGTTGATTCTAAATATTATATTTCTAAAGTATATTTAAATTATATGGAATCTCATAAGAAACGGCATTCAATGATGGGGCATGGATTTGGATATGAAATTTTAAACCGTGGTGGGGTTGCTAACACTTTAACAGTAGGTGGCTCTGGATTGGAGAGAAATCTTATAGAAGATGTCTCAAATAATGCGACATCTGAAACTTCTATTCGAAAGTTGACACCTAGGGAGTGTGCTAGACTTCAAGGATACCCTGATACATTTAAGATACCGGTATCTAATTTACAAGCATATAAACAGTTTGGAAATAGTGTTACTGTACCATTAATAAAAGCAATTGGTTATAATATTGTTGAAATTTTACATAAATGGGAGAGTGAGAATGGATAGTAGTGAAATTAAAGTATTTGATGGCAAAACATTATCTGATATTTTTAAAGAAATATATTTAAATTCGGTTGATAAAAAAGAAAAGATGGAAATGTTAATTGACGATTTGAAGCCTTTTATTAAAACCGTTGGTGATGCAGCTATGATTGTGCCTGTTATGAAAGAGTATATGGATGTCAGCGTTAAAAATGATGAAAATTTAGTAAAGATGGCGTCTATTGTGCAACGATTGTCATCGGCTGTAGCGAAAACGTCAACCGGTGATGGTGAAATATTAACTGAAGAAGAAAAGAAACAGTTGATACAACACGCAAATCAATTTTATAATGATGCCATGAAAGATTCTGGGGTGGTTAGGTAATGGGATATCTCGGCGGTGGAACTGTAGGCTCGCCATCATCAGAGGCTTCTAATTTAGGTGGTATTGTTAATGAATCTTCTAAATTTTATGAAATAGAACCCGCTATTGTTACACAAGTTGATAAACTTATTGTTGGGAAGATTAAAATATATTCGTTACTTAGCAATGTTGAGTTAGATGCAACTCCATTAAATGAAAATATAAAGATGATTCCTTTGGTTGGGGAATTGGTGCTGTTTCGTATGTACAAAATACAACCATTTGTTGGTGAAGAATCTGTTATGGGTATTTTTTATGAGATGTTTCCATATAGCAAATCACCACATTTCAATGTTCAAGCTTTTATATCCGACTTTAGAAATCTTTATAGTCAAGGTAAGTCTAAATTAATAGACTCTAAAATAGCAGGTGTCCCCCTCAAGACTAAAGAGTATTTGAATGAAAATTATTTTACATATAATGAGCAACATGACAGTAAATTGGTTCCATTTGAGGGTGATGTAATTTTTCAAGGTAGGTCTGGGCAGAGTATTAGATTTGGGAGTTCTATACCTAAAGAAATTAAATTGGATGAAATTTCCATTTATAAGTCAGCTTTATGGAAGAATTCGAGTACAAACAAAGGTGGACTTCCATTTATTTTAATTAGTAATGGAAAAACTTCGTTTGATGCACATTTTGACGCATATTCCATTGAAAGTATATCAGATGACCCATCTGTGATTTTTATGACTCATGGCGGTGATGGAGGTGTTGAGTTTCCATTTCAGTATTCGTCATTGAAAACTATGACAAATTCCGTTAAATTAAAAACTGTGCATTCTGATAGTACAATTTTGTTAAATAGTGATTATATTGCATTAAATTCTAGAAAAAATAATATTATACTGTCAAGTAACAATAATATTGTATTATCTAGTAATACTTCTATATTTATATCAACTAATTCTATGTTTGAAATTAAATCTAATATAGTAAGTTTAGGTGAAAATGCACCTGTTAATGGACAAGCGGTTACTAAATCTGACGATTTGTCAAAAGTGCTGAATGATTTAATTGATGGAATTTTAATGCTAAAATATGATAATTATGGTAGTTTAATACCGAATACTGATTATTTATTAAAAGTTGTTAAGGCACGAATAAATAGTAAAGAATTTTATAGTAAAACCACATTTACTTTATAAAAATGTTATATTTATATACAAGGAGCATATTATGGATTCGAAAAAATTTTTTAATGAAATTAGGTTGATTATACGAGAGGAGGTTAATAGAGCGATTAAAACTCAATTAACTGAAATTTTACAACCGTCTAATAAAAGTAAAACTACTGTGACTAATTCACGTACTAACTCTAATGTGCAAAAAAATAAAAATGGGCATATGAGTTTACAAGAAATGCTAAATGAAACTGCTGAAAGTATGAGAACTGTAAATTTTACATCTCAAGACGCTCAAAATTTTGACAGAGGACGACTTGCCGCTATGATGGGGTATGAAGATATGTCAAAAGTTAGAAGTGTATTACCGACAACAGATATTGATAACAATCCAGTTTTATCAGTACCAAAAGAGGTTGAGAATGCTCTTAATAGAGATTATTCTGGACTGATGAAAGTGCTAAATAATAAGAAAAAATAATGACAAACTCGAATAGTACACCTGTCGGATACAAACTTCCATTACAACGTGGGGTTAATGGCTTTTTTGCACAAAATTTTACTACGTTGGAACAAGCTTCTACTAATATAACTAATTTAATACTTACTATTAGGAACGAGCGTAGGTTGAATGTTAACTTCGGGTCGAATTTATATAAAACATTGTTTGAGCAAATAGCGGATGTTGGCGTTTTGCGCGAGTCATTAATTAATGACGTCACATCCGCTATTAATTTATATTTTCCATATGTAGATATAGTAACTATGAATGTGGATGTTCCGACTAATGAAGATAGTAAGGTTTACATTGATATTAAATTTATGTTGAAGAACTCCACTACTGATAAGTTTGGTGTTTCTGAGACATCGGATGTTAACATTGCGATTGATTTAAATTTATAGGGGATATGAATGTCAAATTTTGTAAAGACTGAAAGAGTAAATTATTATAATAAAGATTTTGCTACTATATCTAGTAATTTAATTGCATATGCGAAGTCATATTTTCCATATGCTGGTACTGATTTTACACCAGCATCGCCAAGTATGATGTTTGTAGAAATGGCTGCGTATGTAGGCGATTTGTTATCGTATTATTTAGATAAGCAAATTCAAGAAACCTTTATAACTACTGCAACTGAGCGTGAAAATATAGTTCAGATTGCAAATTTATTAGGGTATTCTCATAAAAATATAACACCTGCGTCCGTTACTTTGACAGTTAAACAAATTATACCCGCTACAGGTGAAGCACGAAGTGACCCAGATTATAGATACGCATTAAGAATTGAGGCTGGTGCTATTATTAGAGCGGCTGTTGGAAGTGGCGTGTCGTTTAGAACATTATATGATATAGATTTCAATAATGCTAGAATTGAAAATGTATTTGAAATTGGAAGTGATAGTTTACCTACATACTATATTTTAGCTATTGATGTTCCAGCTGTTGCATCATTTTTAAATACAGAAACATTTTCTTTTGGATTGGATACTCCACCGAATAGTAGAATAGTATTATCAGGTGTTGATGTTATAGACGTATTAGATGTAGTTGACAGCAATGGAAATGTATGGTATGAAGTTCCGTATCTATCACAGCAAACCGTACTACGTGGCGTTAGAAACGATTCTGATAGCAATAATACTTTAAGTCAACACTCATCAGAAACGCCGTATCTATTAGAAAGTGTTATTGTAGATAAAAAATTTATAAAAAGAGTTAGAAGTGATAATTATACTGAGCTTATCTTTGGTTCAGGTGTAACAAATGGTAATGATTTGGCTTTATATCCGAATCAAGAAAATCTAAATGCGTCATTTTATTCAAATAACATTAATAATATGATGGTTGACCCTAATAATTTTATGTATTTTAATAGTACAGGGCAAATTCCTAGAGATATAACTCTTACAGTTAGATATTACTATGGCGGTGGTTATACATCTAACGTAGCTGCTAATACGATTACTGATATTGTATCACTAACATACATTCCTATAAATGAAAGTATACTTGTACAGCCAATATTAAATTTAGTAAAGTCTAGTTTAGTTTTTAATAATATAGGACCCGCATTAGGTGGGCGTGGTGCTGAGACTGATGAAGAAATACGCCAAAATGCTATGGCATTTTTTAATGCTCAAAATAGATGTGTAACAGCTCAAGATTATACAGTTCGAACATTGTCATTACCTCAAAAGTTTGGTAATATTGCTAAATCTCTTGCTGTCAGAGAAGATTACGCTAATGTACCTTTACAATGGGTTGGTAATGATGTTAGCATTGCTAAGGGCAACCTCATCGATGGTGAGAGTAGACCTGTAACTAATAACACTCCATTAAATGTTAATTTATATTGTTTAAGCTACGATAGTAATAAAAATTTTGTTCAGCTTAATGACGCAACTTTAATAAATTTAAAATCTTATTTAGATATTTATAGAATGATGACTGATTCTATAACTATTAAAAAGACTGCTATAATTAACATTGGTATCGATTTTGAAATAATAGTATCTAGAAATTATAACGGCAATGATGTTTTATTAAAATGTATTTTAGAACTAACTAAGTATTTTGATAATGACAATATGCAAATTAATAAACCAATTTATATGTCTGACATTTATACTGCGTTATCACTTATAGATGGTGTTCAGTCTGTAAAAAACGTTTCTATTTACAATAAAAGCGGTGGAATTTACTCAAATAATGTGTATCCTATAAATGACCGTGCTTTGGTGGACGGTATAATCTATCCAGCTAAAGAGATTAAAAGTATATTTGAAGTAAAAGACCCTAAATTAGATATTAAAGGTAAAATTGGTAGCTATTAACGGAGATTTGGTATGATAAAGGCAGTATTCGCATTAAAAGATTCTACTATATATAGTGATGTGCCTACATTGAATGTTGGTTTAGATGAGATTCTTGAAATCAGAAGTACTTTTTATAGTGTTAATCCGGGAACTATTTTTGAACCTGGTGGTGATGATAAATCTGTTTCTAGAGCTTTATTAAAATTTGATATATCCGATTTTTCTAGTTCTATAGCATCTGGTAAAGTAACAACTCCATCATATTATTTACGTATGTACAATGCGTCTCCTGAGCATATTAAAACTGATTATGCAATTGAGGTTAGACCGCTAATATATGATTGGGATATGGGTGTTGGTAAAAAATCTAATAATCCAATTACAACTGATGGTGTATCTTGGAAATATAAGTCAAGTGGTAGTAATTGGGATGTGTCTGGTTCAGATTGGTATACCGGTAGTGCATTTGTTTGCACGCAATCTTTTCATTATGAATCTGCTGATTTATATGTAGATGTAACCCCAATTGTTAATTCTTGGGTTAGTGGTACTATTGATAATAATGGGTTTATAGTTAAGTATCCAACTGAATATGAAACTTCTTCTGTTGATTATGGAATACTTAATTTCTTTTCAAGAGATACACATACTATATACCCACCTATGCTTTATGCTAAATGGGATGACTCTGTTTACGTAACATCGAGTTTAAGCTTGATTGATATAAATGATATGGTTGTTTTTATGCCGGGACTCAGAGAACGTTATAAAATGGGGGAGGTTGTCAAAGTAAATGTTTTTGTCAGAGATAAATATCCTGTAAAAACTTATGGTACTGGTTCTAGATATTTAAGCTTAAAACGTATTCCGACATCATCGTATTATAGTGTTAAAGATGCACATACAGAAGAGGTGTTAATTCCGTTTGATAATGCGTCTACTAAGATTAGTTTTTCGGGTGAATATAGTTATTTTAATTTTGATACAAGTGGATTGCAACCTGAAAGATATTATAAGTTTGTATTAAAATTGGATGACGGCAATAATGTTGTTATATCCGATGATAAATTTTATTTTAAGGTAGAGAGATAATATGGCAAATGTTGTTATAAATAAAGAACTTCAAAAAGTATCGCCTAACATTAATGAAGAAAATATTATTAATGATACTATATACGAATTAATATCAGAAGATGAGATTGATAAATTATTTAGATTATATGATAAATTAAAAACAAAAATTAAGCCCGGTACTATAATAAGAAATGGTAGCAATGGTATTAGTATATTAAACGAAGCTGAATATAAAACTCATGCATATTTAGTTGCTAATAGTAAAAACTTTTTAACCGGTGAATCTATGATGTATTCTATAGATGAAGTGTCAACATTATTGTTACAGTTAGATACATTGAAATCTAGATTGGTTGAAATAAATTCTCAAGTAACATCTGCGTTTGAAATAGTTAGTTCATTTTCAAGTGTTATTACCGGTATAACAAGTGCTACATCTGATTTAATGAACTCTCAAGACAATGTAGAAAAATATTCTGACGCATTTAA